ATTGAGGCGAAGTGGTTTGCGGTACAAACGTCTTTGTACGGGAGATAATTCACGAGAGGTGGCGTGGTTCCGTTCTGCTCTCCGCGCGGAAGATATGCGAAGAGGTCTACGCACCGCTATGAGAGACACGCGGACGCTCCGTGCACACATCAAAATAGAACTCGAAGAACTCGAAGAGAGGTAGTGCGATGACATTCCCGCCTCGTCTCAAGTACGCCTGTAGGATTTGCGGACGTTCGACTCCCAAGACAATCGGAGTACGGATGATTGATCATCTATGCGACGACTGCGCTAAGATCGATAAAGAGTTGTCGCACATATCCACACACATACTGCGCGGGATCGTAGACCGCAGACTACGCAAGCAGGTGGGCGAGGAATGACTACTCTCCCTTTTCCTCCTCAGAACTCCGGCAAGCCTCGCACCTCGCGCCGTGGACGTCCGCCCAAGCCCACTGCTCAGAAGATCCTAGAGGGGAACCGTGGCCGCCGTCCGCTTGATCCCCTAGAGCCTAAACCTCCCGAGATCGCAGAGGAATCAGCTCTCCCTCCTCCGCCTCCCCATCTCACACCCTTCGCGGCTGAGATCTGGAAGAAGGAGCTAGGCCCTCTTCTCGTTCAGATGAGAGTCTTGACAGAAGCCGATCTCACAGCTCTTGCGATTCTCTGTCAAGCTGAAGCGCGGAGGAGAGTATTCGAGAAAGACGTGCAGACGAACGGAGTATTTCAGGAAGTCACGACGGTCACCGGAGATGTAGTCCAGCGCACCCGCGATGTCTACAAGGAGCTTGAGAGGATCACGATCCGAGTGAGTCATCTTCTGTTACAGTTTGGGTTTACTCCTGCGAGCCGTCCGAAAGTTCAGAGCGTACCGGACGGTGGAAAGAAGAAGAAAGGAGAGGAGGAAGAGTATGATCCATTCGGGTGAGTTCCAGATTGTTATCGGCATTGTGTTTGGATTCGGTCTTGCCTTGGCGTTCATACTGTGTTTGATATTGCTCCGCACTCGTCGCGCTGACTCGGTTTCCGCAGAGCCGGCTGCTGATTTCCAAATGTCTCAGATTCTCGTGTATGCACGAGAGGAAGCTGAACGTCTAGGCTTCAATGATCTGTCGGATGCGCTCTCTCGGGTGACGCTCTTGTGGGCAATGGGATCGGCGAATGTGACTACAGAGATATTGGACGATCTCCTAGGAGTCGAATTATCCAGAGAAGAGCCATGCGAGAACCAGAGCTAAGCTATCTTCCTCCCTCGGCTATCGGGCCGGCAGTCCGAACACCTCCTCGATCGACTGATCTCTTCGTCTTCTCGGACGGTAGCTTTCGAGAGGATTGCGGTCAGATGTTCATGAGTTATATCGCGCGGCGCGGGCCGAAGCGTGTACTCTCAGTCGGGAGAAAGATTCAGTTCAAGCTCTTTTCGCCTGGATCGTCGGTGCTGGCAGAGTACGGAGCAGTGCTCATGGCTCTGCTCTCCTCCGCGAGATACGCTTGCGGACCGGATGTCCTCAGACTCCATACTGATTGCTCCGCCGTGATCGAGACTGTGAGCGGCTTCACACGGGCTCGAGATCCTCGGCAACAGCAGTTGAGCGACTCAATAGCGCGAGAGCTGGGAAGGGTAAAGACGCCGTGGGTGCTCCGACACGTGAAACGAGAACAGAACTGGGAAGCGGACAGTCTCCTGCGAGGGCTCTGATCTCGTGTGGACTCTTCGCTACGGATGGCTCTCGGAACGCGATCTACACCGCGCTGAAGTACTTCCCTCCACGATAGAAGAGAAGAGGTTTCACTCGCTCGAATCAGCGCTTCATCGATGGCCTATGTTCAGATGGTGGGAAGTAACCGGCCCTGACGGTAGAGTGGTGATCTCTTCTAGGTTCAGATTAGATTTGGAAGCTTGTCCTGACCCGTCACTGTGCGCGAAGCAGATCCTAAATAAACGGTTCTGCGATCTCTTTCCTGAGTCGAGAAGAGAGCAGCAAGAGTTAGATTTAGAGAGTAGAGATTTCGGTCGAACGTGGAAGCCAGTTCTCCTACGCATCAAGAGTGCGGCCAAGCCTCCAGCGTATAAGCCTGCTCGCCCTGCTACGATCCGTTCTCTGTCACTAGCGGTAGATCTCTCTGACGTGAGTCTTATTCATGTACGTCATGAGTCTGGTCGTATGACTATCTTACGCAATGCTCTTGAAGTTAGACAGACAGCAGACAGGAGATATCATCTGCACGTTAAAGGCAGCGGAGTCTATGCCGCTAACATCGATGCTAGAATGGTGGAAGAGTGCAGACAACTATCTATCACTGTGCTAACGCACGACAAGAAATCTAGCGATAGACTACCGAAAGCATGGAAGCCCGGCTTGTTTTCGATCGCGTTGAAAAACGAGAGCACGACAACAACAATTAAGGGATTTGTCCGTGGATCGCTCGCGATCGATCGAAGAGCTATCGAGACGAAAGGCTATAATGATTACACCTATGAACGCCTGCTGTGGGTGCTGACTCACGCGCCTACAGGTCTTCTGATCGCCGCATGGAAGCACAGAAATGCGGCTGAAGAGTTCGCCGACGAGCTGAGGAAGATAGTCCCCGAATTCACAGACGGTGAGCGAGAGATAGATGATGATGTGAAAGAGAAAGTCAAAGCTGCTCTAGATGAGTTCGAGAAACGATGAGCGGGATTCCCATCTCCTCTCACGATCCCGTCACTGACTACGCCACCAAGGTAGTCTCAGGTGAGATCCTCGCCGGGAAGTACGTACGCTTGGCCTGTGAGCGTCATCTCTCAGACCTCAAGCGCGATGATCTCGTCTGGGATCTCAAGGCCGCCCAGCATCACCTCAAGTTCTTCCCACATGTCCTCCGGCTAGCATTCAGGGAGGAGCCGTACGTCCGTCCGTTCAAGCTCCTACCTCATCAAGAGTTCGTCCAAGGCTGTCTCTTCGGTTGGAGAAAGAAGAATCCTGACGGATCAGTAGGCTACAGAAGGTTTCAGTACGCTTTTTTAGAGATCGCGAAAGGATCAGGAAAGTCACCAGAGGCAGCCGGTACCGCGATCTACATGGCAATGGCAGACGGCGAACCACAAGCCGAGTGCTATTTCGCGTCAGGCGACAAAGACCAGGCCATGATCGCCTTCCAGGCAGCAGTCTCCATGAGAGAGATCTCTCCTGAACTAGAGAAGCGACTTGCCAAATCTGGTATCAAGCCGTGCTGGCAGCTAACCTATACCTATCCTCAGCGAGATTCGGAACGTAGATTCTTGGGCTCTTTCCTCAAGCCTATCTCTTCTGACAGCACTCAGTCCGGTCCTCGCCCGCATTTCGTCTGCTTCGACGAGCTCCATGAGATCACAAAGACCGCGGTAGTAGATATGATGAGAAAGGCAACTGGAAAGAACCGCGCTCAGCCTCTCATCTACGAGATCACGAACTCGGGCGTAGACAGGACATCTATCTGCTTCCAACACAGGGACCAAGCGATCAAGATGCTGGAAGGCTCACTCCCGAACGATTCCCTCTTCGCGTTTATCTGTGGATTAGATGAAGGAGATGGGATCGCGGCTCATTGCATCTGTGGGAAGTCGAGCACTTGGGATAGAAGGATCACCTGTCCTTGTTGTGGCGATCTCCCCTCCGAGATAGACGGCTCACCACAAGACTCTATGACGTATCTGCTTGCTCACCCAGAGATCTGGGAGAAGGCAAACCCTGGTCTCCCATACGGAGTGCCTGATTACGGCTATATCCGTCAGCAGATCAACGATGCGATAGGACTTCCGTCTCAGAGGAATCTCGTCTTACGTCTTCATTTCTGTGTCTGGACAGATTCCGTGACCATCTGGATTCCAGATGAGATATGGATGTCGGGAGCAGACTCCTCTCTAGCCGAAATGGTAGATCATCCAGTGCATGGATCTATCACCAAGCTAGAGAGAGATCTGCTCGGCAAGAGGTGCTATGGCGGAATAGACCTCGCACGCTCGAACGACTGGAGCGCACTGTTTCTGATCTTCCCGGATGAAGAGAGTGCGCCAGATCCGAACGATCAAATGTTTGATCTGCTAGAGTGGTACTGGATCGACGAGGAGACATACAAAGAGCGGGCGAAGAACTACAAGCTCATGGAGGAGTGGAGGAGACAGAATTTCTTCTCAGTCTACCCGGGAGCCGTGTTTAATCCTGCGCGCATCCAAGAGCACATCCTAGAGAAGATCAGTAATCGGTACGTGATAGACGGGATCGCCTACGATCGGACGTTTGCTCACCAAGTCGTGACCAACCTCTCGGAAGCCGGTCTGACTATGGTCGAATGGCCTCAGACAGCATGGTTCATGGGCGCGGCAGTATCCGAGGTGGCGAGACGATCGCGAGCAAAGCTCTACCGTCACCGAGGCCACCCTGTGACCCGTTGGCAACTTCAGAACGTCGCACTGGAGACTGACGCTGGAGGACTCAGCCGCATCGACAGGCGCAGGAGCAAGGATAAAGTAGACGGCCCTCAGTCTCTCGGAATGGGACATGCTTGGATGATGAGAGCCTACACCGGAAAGAAGAAGGAGAGTGTCTATGAAACCCGAGGGCCGATCGTAATCGATGATGTATACTTCTGATAAGAGAGGAGATCAGATGTGACGGAAAAGAAAATCGAGCTACTTGATCACGGATATCAGAGTCTGAGTCGTGGGGCTCTGATCTCTCAACTCTTCCCGCGCACTTGGGAACTCTTCTCAGAAGGAAGAGAGATCGCCGCATGAACAAAACGGACTTCGCAACTCTCCTCACTTCTACGATTCATTCCGCAGAGATCCAGGTCCGCACGGATGGTCAGGCTGAATACGCTCACGACGACTCCAACGCTTTCGCCAACTTCGAGCGTGTCGCCGATCGCCTCGGCCTGACCCGAGAACAAGTCCTACTCGTCTATGCTGAAAAGCACTTCGATGGAATCATTTCTTGGGTGAACGGTCGCAGGTCGCAGCGCGAGGATGTACGAGGCAGAATCAAAGATCTGCGGATGTACATGGCGCTACTGTGGGGAATGGTGGAAGAAACCTGCGGTGACGTGTCATGAGATTTCTGTCTCTTCTGCGTCGAGGCTTAGAAGTTCTCCTCTCTCAGTTCCGTGATCTTGCCTTCTTAGTCCTGCTCCTCTCTGCTGGCTCCTACCTCATCGCTCGTCACTTTCTCCCCTCCCCTAGCGCTTATGGCGTAGGTATGCTAGTCTTCGGTGGAATCTCGTTGTATCTGAGACTGCGAACGCCTGGAGACTGAGAATGCTTGGCGACTCGGTTCCCGCCTATTTCGACGACAAGAGACACTGTGCACGATGCGGAGATCCCCTTCCCGTAGACGGAAAGTGTGACTGTGCTGGTACCGAGCGAGACGTCACTCTTCCTCGCAATCAGCTCTCCTCGAAGCGTCAGCGCGTCCTCTCTCGCTACGGTTTCGTGCGCTCTTACCCAGAGACTTGAAATCTTCCATGGGCTTCTTGGACTCATTCCTGGGCTTCTCCTCGTCGAGCCCTCTTCCTCATGATCCGTCCGACGAGCGCGCCTGGGGACGTCAGGGTCAGCGAGACGTCTGGGGGAGTTTCTCCGGGCCTTCAACCTCTGGAGCCTTTGTCCGGATCGATGACTCTATAGGCGTCTCATGCGTTTTCCTCGCCGTTCAGATCTGGGCGAACGTTCTCGGCACTTGCGACATCAACTACTATCGCCGACGTTCAGATGGTTCCGGTGAAGATCAAATCACAGACTTTGATCTAGCCTATCTCTTCTCAGAGGAAGGCTCCGCGAATCCCTGGCAGAGCGGTCTCCACCGCCGAATGTGGGGGATAGCTCAGCAAATGCTATGGGGCATGGCCGTATCAGAGATCAAATTCTCAGACCGCATGGAACTCTGGCCTATCGACGGCGAGCACATCTCTCGCGTGGAGCAGCTAGGGAATGGCCGTCTCCGCTATCAAATCAACGAGCCCGGGAAGCCTGGACGCGCGCTTCTTCAGGACGAGGTTCTCCGCGAAGAGGGCTTCTCGACCCACAAGCTGATCCCTGAGAGCGTGCTCAGACGATCCCGCGAGGCTGTCGGCGTCTGGCTCTCTCAGCAAGACTATCGGGCTTCCTATTACGATCGTGGAGCGTCTCCGTCTGTGATCTTTCAGCACCCGGGACAGATGTCAGATCCCGCGCTCGTGAGATTCAAAAGCCAAGTTCAAAAGCGCGTAGGTGGCAACCGAAACGCCCACAACGTTCTCCTCCTTGAAGAAGGAATGACCGCGAAGGGGATCGGCACCACAGCTCGTGATGCGCTCCTCGTCGACGCTTGGAGATCCCAAGTCGTCGAGCTGAGCCGCTATCTTGGCGTGCCGGCTTTTATGCTGGGAGAAGCTGAATCCCTTCCCTACAATTCTCGCGAGAGCGCTATGCGCGCTTGGCTGGATACTCAAGTACGTCCTCGTGCTCGACTCTTGGAGGGTGCTTGGAAGCGCGATCTGTTCGCGGACTCGTCTATCGTATGCAGTCACGATCTGGACGATCTCAGAACGGGTGACGCGCTGGCTCAGCAAGCTGCCGATTGTGGATATGTAACGGCCGGGATCAAGTCCACAAACGAAGTGAGAAGATCTCTCAGGTTGAATCCGATTCCCGGCGGAGATGAACCTCGGCGCAGTGCAAACATCGGCACCGATCCCGGTGGAGATGTGCGACCGAGTCCACGTCCGGGAGACGCTATTCCGCTCGATTCTCCAGCTCCTCAGCAGAAGAAGAAAAAGAAGAAGTCTGCGAGTGCAGTCTCCTCCCCACCCTCGTCTGTCGAGATCTCGAATCGCTACCGTCCTATCATCGAAGCCTCAGCGCAGCAGCTTCTCCGGCGCGAGACAGAGCAAGTGAAACGGCGGGCTGTTCAGCACGCA